TAGCCGCGCGCTGGCTGTTACCTGCGTATTCCGCGTCCTTCATGTAAGCCATATACAGCACGTAGTTCATAACCGCATTGGCATAAATATCTGGGATAGACAGATTGTCGCTTGCGGTGACAGTAGTTGGATTAGCAGAATAGACAATTTCTATATAAGCACTCCCACTTACGCCGGGGTACACATAAAAATTACGTGGGTCTTGCTCGTCGTACATGTAGTGTTTGACGACAGATCCATGTGCTGCATCGCCTGATACAGTCGGGTCGTGCCAATCAGGTGTCTGAGCATCAAGAATCTCGCGCGAAACTAACCGAATAGAACGCTTTCCAGTACCCCCGCTCGCAGCAGACATGTTACGTACCACGCGCAACAGCCGGTTCCCCGCGCTTGGGATCGACTGCTTTGTTCCAGTGACAAGCGTAATCGTGTCATTAGTGGCAGATGCGTCGGGCTTTAGCAGCGCTATTTCACGCTGCGCGTCGTTCACCCAAAGAATGAGCTCGGACGTTTCGGGCCACCGGATACCAGTTGTATCCTGCAAGGTAACTTGAACTCTATCGATAACACTTGCTACTGAAACGGCCATTATCTTTCCTCGTTAAGAATTAAGCGCTTGTTCCCAAGCCTGTTCGCGCTCTTCCGGTGGGACTGTCCTACCGGCTGCTTTATTTACGACAGCCGCTTTCGGAGTGCCGTCTGATTTAAAGTTGTCAGGGTCAGCTGAATCGATCAGATCATTCATGACTCCGACTAATGCTTCCTCTTCATCCTTCGTGATTAATGGTTCATCGATCACGACTTCATGGGTGACTAAAGGCTCATCTGCACGTCTTGCACCCATGGTTATGGCCTTCAGGCCTATGTCGTCTCCGAGTTCTCGTGGAACCCCGGCTTGGAGTAACACCGCCGTACCACCTAGCGTCGTCACTCGTAAATCTTTGTCGGAAATCACTTTCATCACTTAATCCTTAAAGAAAAACCCCCTCCGAAGAGGGGGTGATCAGGTTTACTGAGCAGTGTCGAGACAGATAACTCCGAAGTCTTCAACAGAGCCGTTGTAGTCGCTGTTGTACTTAGGCTTACGCAGGCCGAAGATCTTGCCGATTGAGATACCAGCTTGGTTCTCGTAATCGAAAGTATCTTCTACGATCTCTGGGAGACCGATGTCAGCCATGGCGAGCGCTTGAGCACCACAGAACAGCGCGCGTGCACCAACTACGTCAGCGTCAGCACCCCACTTATAGCCAGCGGCACCAGCGTTACCGGAAGTACCGGTCGTCGCACCTTCGGTTGAGAAGACGTGGCGGAACTCATGGACCATCACACCATCAACCATCAGTGAAGCAGAGCCTGAGAACAGCTCGTTGTTAGGACCACGAACGCCAGCGTTACGAACGTTAGCGAGGAAGTCAGCGTCAAGCTTCAAGTTAGCCATCTGCTGCGGAGTGACAAACAGGTGGAACAGCTCCTGATTGCCCTGACCTCGCAGACCACGGATGTAGTTGTCTTTGGCGTAAGCCTTCAACTCTACAATGTGGCGATAGCCCAGCTTGTCGGTAGCCGTTACAGCCGTGGTATCTCCAGCAACGATGTCGTTACCTGAAATACGGCGGTGACGATTAGCAGTAGGCGCAGATACATCAGACGCGTACTCTAGGTCTACCAACTCATGCCCAGCGGATGCTGAAGTGGGGCGCAGACCACCATTCGTCTTGTGCGTGTAAGCAACACCAGACAGCGTCAAGAACCCTAGCTGGTCCATGCGGTCAGCCATGGCATACGCCAGCATGTCGCGAGAGGTCTCACGGAAGTTGACGACAGACTTCTGGTCAGCCAGTCGGCCAGCGATTCGGTTCGCGAAACGCAGCTGATCAAGCTGAATAGTAATGTCGTAGCTTCTGAGAGCTTCTTCATTACCTTCCAGAGTGTTGTCACCAGTGATACCGTCTCCGGTCATGTCGGCGAGCAAGGTCAATACAGCGCGGGTGCCCTTCTCAGACTTGGTGAGTTCAGTGACTCGCTGGACCATGGCGTTAGAGCCACTACCGGCGAACTGGTTAATGAAAGATGCGTTGCGAGCAACACGCCAAAAATCGCGGCTCCATGCTGTTAACTGTTCAGTAGTCAGCGCCGCAAAATTAGTTAAAGCCATGATAGGCCTCCTTTTGCGATAAATACGACGGGCATACGCCCACTCATAGCCGACTTATGGAGCGGCTAATCCGTTTCCCCGTATCGTGAGGCGACGAACTAGCGCTTATTAGCGAGGCGCGACCTCGGCAGGTTTAACGCCTGTGCAGGCGGAGGTCGGTTTTAACGTGTACGACACGGCCTTCTATCGTTTAGGCATACGAATCTTAACTATATATTAGCGCCGGTAATATTTAAGCGCAAGACCTAACGCTACTTTGCCGTTTTTTTAGCCTTCGCTTTCTTCTTAGTCGAGGCTTTCTTCTTGCCGCGCTTTGCGCTGCATGGTTTTCCGTCGTGCATAACTAACTCCCTTTCTTCCACTTGGTTGATGACGACTTCGTCTTACTGGGCGACCACTTCACCTTGTCAGCCCAGTAAGCCGCTGAAAGGCAACCTTTGGCTATGTTCTTAGCGTGGCGCGACTTAAACGCCTTGCGCTGCCCAACCGTCTGGTTGGTTTTGACCCCCTGCTGACCAAAACGTATGGTTTTGACCTTGCCACCACACTTAGCCACAACAATGTGTGACTTAGTGGGATGAGACGGAGTGCGTTTGGGTTTGTTGTACCCAGACACACCCGCCCTCGCGAGCCGGGAGTCTTTTTTCTCAGCCATTACAAAATATCCCCTCGTAATCGTTTGATTGTGGCGTCTGGCAGAGCGTTAAACTCGTCCTCAGACATGGTGGATACGTCCACGGCCCTTTCGCCCCGCGCGGCAGAACTCTCACCGGGTAATTCGGGCGGCTGTGACTCTGCAGCCTTCAGTTTTTTGCTCACTTCAGCCCGCTTTTTTGCAACTTCGTCCACAGGCTTCTGTTTCGGCGCAGTTCGTGCATCCAAAGTGCTACTTGTAGGCTCTGGAGCGGCCAAATCGTTTGTTTTAATGACGAAATTTGCCGCTTTAGTCAACGCATCTACCGCGTCGTAGCCCTGCATGATGAACGCGTCACGCAAACCGATGACTTCCTGCGTGTAACCCTCGTTATAAGCCTCAGAATTCTGGTCAAATACCGGAAACTGCGCCTCTAACTCGTTTGCAGCCGCTTGTAACGCTGTAGCTTGTGCGTTGTGCTGCACGGTCTGCTGCATTTTTTCGTTCATATCGAACTCAAGCTGCGCTTTTTCGGCGTTTCGGATCTCTTGGCGGAGCTTGACCGCGTCTGCTTCCTTGCCATCGAGCACCAAATTCATGTACTCGCGCTCTTTTGAGTCAAAATCGTAAGGATCAGGCGCGTTTGCAGGGGGTTCCTGCGCTTTTTTCATGTCCTCCAACTGCTTTTGCAGGGCTTTCTGCTTCTGCAACACCTCGTCCAGCCGAGATTTAGGGACCATGTGCTCTTTTTTCTCGGGTTCTGGCTCGGGTTCTGGCTCAGATTCAGCCTCTGCGACCGGTTCTTCGGTCTCTTCGGCAACTACCTCCTCTTCCTCCTGCTCTTCTTCAGGCGTTTCAGCCTCCGCAACCGGCTCCTCCTGCTCCTCGGTTTCGGGTTCTTCGGGTTCTGGCTCCTCTTCGCCCAGCCCAAAGTTCATATCTACTGCTTCGACTTCTTCAGTATCGCGCTCTGCACCGGGCATTACGTCAAATACCGTATCAAACTGCTCTTCAGGGGTTTCTTTCTTAGCCATTTTGCAATCTCCTATTGATTGTTAGGCGAGTTAGGGATGTTTACCGGCCCCGGCCTTGCAGACTGCTTCTTAGCAGCGGTCTGCATCGCCGTTGCAGCGATTCGTGTTGCAGCATTAGTCTCCGCCTGGGACTGACGCGTCTGATTCGTAAGATCCGCCAGATCACGACGCAACTGGAGTTCTTCCATCTTGGTGTCAATCTGACTTTGCAGCTCGGTGAGGCGCAGCTGCGGCTGTACGTCAGTCATATCCTGTACCTTGGCGATGTTGACCGCCGCGTCGGACTGCAACTTACGGACTTCCGCTTCGAGCTTGGCAATCTCAAGCTGCAACTGCTGCATAGCCATCTGCTGCTGCATCGCCATAACTTCCGCCTGCTCCGGTGTCGGTGGTTCCTGACCGGTGAGTACACGGATGCGCTTCGCAAGCTCCTGCTTTCTCGCCAGATGCGAGTATTCAATAATGGCGTCGTCTGGGATGGCGACCCCAACCTGACGCAAGTTAAGCGCCTCGGCAAACTGCACCTCATCAAACGAGTCGCGCGCGGGCGCGGTGGAGATAACTACGTCGTACTCACCGATAGTCAGGTCATTAATGATCTGCCCTTCGGGTGTCATCTCGTTGATGACCATCGGCTCGCGTGGTTTAAGCGGGTCTTCTTCGTTGGTGATCATGATGACGCGCCGCTCTGTGTAGAACGTCTGCACCAAGTCTAAAATCTTCTCGGCGAGGTACTGTCGAGTCTTACGCAGGTTGTCCAGCGGCACTTGGATCATTATCGCGCCACGGTTCTGCTTGGCCTGAATAGCAACGCCCGATACCTCGGCACTGTCGGTGCCCAACATCGAATCGTTGATACCACTAATAGCTTTAATATTTAGCGCCGCTTTCTGGCTGATACGATCCAGACCAGTAGGGATCTGGTTTGGCTGTATCTTCACGGGCGGTGTAGAGCCACGGTTGTACTCAAGTACCAGACCGGTCTCAGCGCCGTGCTCTTCCAAGTCATCGGCTGACATACCCACCAGCGATCCGCTTTCTACCATCCAGCCACTATTAGCTGTGGTATTAACGATATGCAGCTCTTGGCTGGCTATTTTGTTTAGCTGTTCCTGCGGCGAAAGGAGGTTACGCACCATACCGAAAGGTCTACCGCGCCTAAAATAAGCAAAGTAAGGCACAATGGTAAAATCGTTATAAGGAGACCAGTCGTCATGAAGTACTATTTTGTCGCATGTCACTGTCCATCGGACTTTTCGTTTAACTTTTCGGATTAGGTTTAAGCTGTACTGCTTGGCAAACTTCTTGGCCTTTGCCTCGGACCATGGTTCTGGTACATCTCTCGTGTCGCCTGTTTCAGGGTCCACGAAGCACATCACACGGGTCATTCGTTTGTGCTGTCTTTCGATGACCCGAAGCGCCCGCACGTTGCGATATTCATCGTCGCCGGGAATACCAGCCCCTAGATAATCGTCAGTACTATCGAGATCGCCATAGCGATTCTCCTCGTACTCAATTGAATCCCGCCCGTAGCCGTTACCGTTCTCGGCGATGAAACGCAGCTCTTCCGCTTTCTTCTTACCGTAGAGTTCTTCGATCTCATCCAGCGTCATCCACTTCGTTTCGAAGACTTCGTTCCACGTCTTGGGGTCAGACTCTTTGGCGTCGGGATCAATAAGAATGTCGAGCGGATCTTTGGCGGTGATGCGGATCTCACCTTCGACGTGGTCGCTGAAATCAATACGAACGTCGAAGTAGCCGCGCCCGTCTAGGATCAAACCGTCGCTGAAGACCTGCTGCTCAACCCAGTCGAGCTTGTTGTTGTCAGCGATCTGCATGTACAACTTTGTCAGCGTGTGCGCGACCGCTTCGTCGCCGCCACGGCGCGGTTTGAACTGCACATCTGCACGCCGCGTGGACTGTTCGCCAAGCACCGTGTTTACAGTCGGCAGCACCGTATTAATAGTCAAAGCGGGCCGACCCTCTGCATCTAGTGCAGCTACATCCGACTCATCCCACTGGTCCCCGCGATAGAAGGCATCGCACTTCTTAGCCATCTCAACGTATTCAAGGTGGCCGTTATCACGGGCGCGAACGTAACGATCCCACTGTTTAGACGAGACCTCCTGCTGTTCGGCGGGTGTCATCTTCTCCACAGCTTTATAGGTAGCCATATCAAGCACTCATCGCGGATCGTGACCTAGTCGCAGATCCTTTCACTAAGTAGTCAAGCCGGTCTCTCCAAGATGGCTCTCTAATTACTGGCGCGGTAAAGACCGCAAATTCCGTCATCATGAGACCGAGCCATGCCAACGCATCAACCTGATCGTCATGCACCCCGTTGGGGAAACGCAGCAACTCTGCAACCAACGGCCCGGTAAATATCTCATTGCGCGGAAAGTGCACCATGCCCTGCTGCATACGTCCTTGGATGGCTCTGGCCCGCGCCTCCTTATCCCGCCTACCTGTTTTCAGATCTTTGAAATACGCTTCATATAAACCGCGCTCTCTGACCCGCTTCTCTAGGAACGGCCCTAGCGCCATCTCAATGTGACCCTTCTCAATACCCACAATGGACGGACGCCACAGCTCGTACATGTCGAGAATCTGCTCGACCAACTCAAAGCCGTCGAACCGCCCTCTCACTACATCTACAACATATATATGTTCCATCTCATCGATGCCGACCACCATACCGACCGAGTAGTCGTTACGATCCTTCTTGCCAATCGCCAAGTCCCACGCGCAGTAGAACTTCATCCGATCCAAATCTATGTCGTCTGAGTCGTAGTACTGGATCATGCTTCGTGAGAAGTAATCACCATCGTCTGCAACCGGGTTCTGCTGGTACAGCGCCGACCAATCTCTTGGGCCAACTGCGCGCTGAATACGCTGCAGCGCCTCTACGTCATAGCGCTCTGGGTGCAGTGCATCTCCAGTAGCGCGGAACTCTTCGTCTTC